CGCGAGGAAGACAACTAGTGTCCAGAATGCTACGCGCATTGTGCGTAGCATGCTGGCTCATTACCCTGAAATACTACTCATGGACGCGAAGATTACGCCAGAGAAGCTAGAGGAAGAACTGCAAGACTACACACACGAGTACGGCAGTGCGCAGTGTTGCATGTCATCGTCAGAGCTTGCAGTGATGCTCGGTACAGAGCACTACATCAAGCACATGCCAACACTGCTCACTGAACTCTACGACTGCCCAGCAGCACGCGACAGTGGTGGCACCATTGCTCGCGGTGCCATAAACCTACGCAACGTGTGGCTCACACTGCTTGCTGCTTCTACCCCTATATGGCTGCTCAAGACAGTCAATCCTAACGTTGTCGAGGGCGGCTTCACATCACGCTGTTACTTCATTGTAGCCAACGATCCGAAGCACTCTATCCCTTGGCCCACTGAGTCTGACCCAACACTGTACGATGACCTGTGTAGTGATCTGCGTATCATAGCACAAGAAGCTCGCAAGCAAGGACCGATCCTGCTAACGGATGACGCTAAGGAGCACTTCATCCATTGGTACAATGGGCGTGAGCGATCCATCAACACGTTCAAGCAATCATTCGAGAGTCGTGAGGATGCTCACGTATTGCGTGTTGCAGCACTCATGGCTATCAACGACGGCTCATGGTTCATCGATACTGCACACATCGAGTATGCAATCCTACTGCTGCACGATGTGAAGACACGTGGCGATAGCATCTTCGATGAGGCAGAGGCTCAGTCGAAGTTCTCGATTGGCCTAGACAAGATGCGATCTGTGCTCATCAGTTCAGGCATGGATGCCATACTACACGGTCAGCTATTCAGACAGTGTAGGATGCATTTGTCCACTGTCGAATTCGCAGCATTGCTCGAAGTACTGCACGAGATCGGTGCCATACAGCGATTCAGCATGAAGTCAGAAGGTGGCAAGCGTAGTGAGTATGTACGTGGCACACAGCTACTCATGTCACGTGAGCTTGGCGTTACAGTCCTAGAGAAGTTCACTCGCTGAACTGATCCGGCCCTTGCTTCCAGTTGATGTGTGCCACGTCTACATGTCGCCCAACTTGCTTACTCAGTGCAGCGTTCAGGTCTTCGATCCGTGCCTGTATGTAAGCATACTTGTCAGCAATCAATCGTGCACCAGCGTTGTGGAACTCACGCTTCTCAGTGATGTCACCGACATGATCCTGCACTGCTGCCATCTGCTTACGTAGGTTCTGTATGTCACCCATCACGTTTGACTGTATGAACTGGTACTCATTAGCTGTATCGAAGTACATCTGTCGCATGGTCGGATCAGTAGGTATACGCTTGTCATCTGCACCACCGCTCATCGGCACAGGCAGTGGGTTGCGTCCACCAGTCGTGCCTTCGTAACGCTCAGCCTGTCTGCTGCCTGCTGTCAGCTTCATCATCTCTAGCTGGCGTGACACACTCTCTACGATCGGTGGTCGCACGCTCGATCTAACTTGGTTCTCCCACAGCAAGTGATTGAGCATTGGGTTGGCGTCCATTGCATCCTGTAGCCAGTCCTTGCCTACTTGCCCCAACGCTGCATATGCATCACCTGTCTGGTGATAGTACTTGCTGTATTGGAACGGCATGTCTAGCACACTGCTTGCCATGCCAAACACGTTAGATAGCAGCACGCTCCACTTCTTACCGTCCATTGCATCTAAGAAGTTGTCACCAGGTGACTGGTTCGGTAGTGGTGCATCAGTGCCAGTTGGCATTGCAAACGAACTGAATGACAGATTGCCGAGCGGACCAGAGCCTGTGCTCCAATCACCATACAGTCGTGCAGGATCAATGCGTATTGACTTGCCAGTGATTGGTGCAATCACAGCGTTCGCTACAGACGGCACATCGACGATTGCAGCAGCGTCAGATACACCATGCATTGTGCTCTGCCATGTCTGATTCTCGATGTGCTCAGCGAACCAGTCCTTCAAGAACGACGTGATGCTGTCATGCACACCAGCGTCATGCTGTGCTGCATCTAGGTTGATTGCCTTGCTGATTATGTCCATCATCATCGGATAGAACGGACGCAACTCCTGTGGCAGTGAGAACATCGCAGCCGTAGCTGGGTTCGGTCCATTGAACAAGTATGCGTTCGCAGCCGAGCCTTGTGACGGAACTTGGTTCTGCAAATAGTTGAGTGTCTCAGGATGCTGCATGGCAGTGTAGATCGACAGCAGTGCTAGACTGCCAAGTCCACCAACGAGCCCTGCTGACGTGCCAACAGGTGTGTCCTTGAGTGCACGACCGAAGCGTGTCACGCCTTGTGCCGACACGTTAGCGTATGGCACATACGACCGCAGACCTGTTACAGCCTTGCCAGCACCATGCACGCCAGGATCACCAACGATTGCACGTGTCTCGTAGGCCAACGATGCAGGCTCATGTCCACCTGCAAAGTTGTTCAGCCTGTAGAAGTAGTCATGTGAGCCATCACTGATGCTAGTGAATATCTTGTTGGCTGCATCCATCAGCCTGATCGTAGCTGGCTTGATCGTGCCTAGCTTACCACCATTGAGGAACAGCGATGGTGACAACTGACCAGACATGGAACGCACAAAGTGGTCACCGCTGCCATACGCAGGCGTCCGCAGTCGATACGGAACGCTGCTTGCACCGACACCCTCAGCGAGCTTCTGATACGTGGTCGTGCCGAGGTAGTAGTCTTTCAGTGCCTTGTTGATTAGGTCCATACGCTGTGGCGTGATGATGCTCTTCACAATCTGTGACGATACACCTGTGTTCTCTTTGTCGAACAGGTTAGCCAGCTTGTGTGCTACATCATCGAACGCACCACGGCCTATGCTATATGCTGCACCAGGGATGTTGGTTGGATCAGGCAACCGATAGCCAAAGCGTCCACCACTGAGCTTCTGCGCACCGTAGTCCATCAGGCCACCGACGTAGCCCTTCGGTCGGTTGATCGGTAGCTGGAACGCAGTACGCATAAGGTTCGTAATCGGGAATGCACGTAGACTCAGCGTAGACATCAAGCCAGTGGTGCCACTCGACACGAGCCGACGTGCTGTGGTCGCAGCGTCGAACATCGTTCGCATCTTGTTTGCGTTCTCACCAGTCAGCACATCATACAGATCGTGGTTATTGACCTTGTAGTACTGCACACCAGTTGGTCTACGCACTGTGATTGTGCGCTCCATGCCCGGTGTTGCAGCCGACACATTCACACCACCGAACGTCTGCTGTGGCCCACCTGTCCGCACACGCTCAACGAGTGGTGCAGCGCCAGGGTTGTTCGCGTTGAACGTCTCGAAGTGATCGAGCATGTTCGAGCGTAGTGTGTTCAACTCGAACTGGTGAGAGATGCGCTCCACATACTGTGACAATGATTGCCACGCCAATGAATTGACCTGATTAAGGCCAGCGTTCGGTGCGTAGTTACGTGCCTCTAGCACGTTCATGATGTTGCCTGTCGCATCCACAGTCGGCACGTAGTTAGGATGCGTGGTACGCAGGAACGATGCCTCAGTGGGTGTGAAGTAGCCACGCGCTTCACCCATGTCCACCATGCGCTGTGTGACAGTGTTGAACCGAGTAGCGAGATTAGCAACCAGTGGATCACGCTGCCCGTCAACGATTATGCGTGCAAGGTCTTGGTCAGACTGGTTCGGGAAGCTGCGACGTGCAGGCGTGATCCCTTGCTGCTGCATGTAGAGCCGGTCATCCATTGCGTCCTTGGCATAGAGCACATCATTGAGTGCTTTCTGTTGTGCCTCAGTTGCACGTCCTATGTCATCGAACAGACGCTTCGGTGCTGGCATCACCAGCTTGGTAGCGTAGTCAACACCAGTGGACAGGAACGCACGTAGCTTGTTCTGCCATGCAGCATCGTTCATAATCATGCCGTACTCACTACGCAGCTTATCACCCGCTTGTGGGCTCTGCGCAGTCATCTTAATCAAGTCTTCCATCTGTGCATTTGCATCGAGCACGTTCGTCTTTGCTGCCGTAGCAGCAGTGTGCACTGCGCCATCTGTCGGCAGTGGTGCCTGTACTTTGTTGCCTAGCACTGGATCAGAAATCTGTGATCCCTGTGCAGCAACCTGTGCAGCTTGGAAGTCAGCAGCTTTCTGTGCATACGCAGGATCAGCAAGACGCGCTGCACGTGCATTGGCTGTCATCTCCTGACCAATGCCAAGCATGCGCTTACCAGCAATGATGCCAAGTATAGCTGCACCACCTGCCGCAGCTACTTCACCAACTGTGCCTGCGCTCTCGCCTAACTGACTGAACGTAGGTGCAGGCTGTTGCGGTGCTTGCCCACTCAGTATCCTGTCAAGTGCACTACCGATTGATGTCGGTGGCTGTGTGCCAACATCGCTTGGCACTGTTGCTGGTGTTGCAGGCTGGTCTAGTGTTGCAGGGTGTGGCTGTGTTGTTGCCCCTTGTGTTGGTGTCGTAGTGTCAGGCTGCACAGCAGACGACAGTGCATCACCTAAGCCTGGAACAGTTGTAACGTCAGGATGGTCTTTCTGGTATGCAGATGTTGCACCAGATGCAAACGCCTGTACCTGTGCATTAGGCAAGAAGTGCTCAGCCGTCGGTGCAACCCAACTGACTGGCTTGGCAATCACCGACGGTAAGCCAGCGAGCACAGAGGACAGTCCTGGCACATACATGCCACCAGCACTGAATGCATAGTCATGCATCCGCTGTTCTGTCTCGTTCTCAGCTAGCTTATTCGTTGGGATTAAGTCCTTAGCAAGTCTGCTCGTATCTTCATACTGACGCTGCATCTCTTCAGTGCCAGGAGCAGATGGCAGGTTAGTCTGATAACCGAGTGCACCTGCAACCTTGTTGATTGCCCATGGCACACCGCTGCCAACACCACCGTAGATCGACGACACTACACCAGGGACAGTTGGCTCTATGTCACCTTCTGGTGTCTTACCAAGTGGCATGACCTGTGCAACTGCGCCAGGCAATAGACTAGTGAGAGCAAGCGGCAGGCGTGCTTCAAGACGCTGGTATTCATCATACCCTGTCTCACCCGGCTTAGGTGGACCGGGCGGTAGCTGCGCCGGTATGTCTTGTATGTTGCCTGGATAGAAGGCGTCGAGCCAACTCATCTATAAGCCTTGCCGCTCTTACCAATAATAGCTGGTTTGCCATCTGGTCCAACGATGATCTTCGGATTGCCTCCGTTCTGTGAGTATGCACCAGTGATGTCAGCATACGCTGCTGGTGGCATCTGCGCTTTGTTCGTCTCTATCCAGTTACGCACACCTGTCATCGCTGCTGCATTATTGCCTGTGGCTGCCTGTGCAGCAGGTGCCGGACCTGACGTGGCTACAGTCGGTGGTGCTGTCTCTGTCTTAGCAGGAGGCAGACGTGTACCAACTGCACCAGTCGATGTCGTAGGCACAGCAGTAGGTGGTGGCATACCACCTGTCTGGCTTGGTGGGGTAAGCTGAACTTGTGGTTGTATGTATCCACGATCACTCAAGAACTTCTGTACGTCACCAGCACCCATGTTCAATTTACCTGGAACGTTCAGTGTCGGTGTCCCAAGTCCTGGGATGGGAGCTACTTGTAGTGATACAGACGGCTGATTAGCTGCACCAGCACGTGCGTTAGCTGCTGCTACACGTGATGCAGCATTGATATTCGCTACCTGTATCGGCACTGGTGCTGTCTTGATTGTCGGTGCACCAGTCAAGTTGGTGACATACTGCTGGTCAGGTTGGAAGCCAGCAGTGGTCAACGAGTTAACACCTGAGCCTGCATGCTCTAGATTGGTTGCGTCCTGTGCCTTCTGTTGCTGTGCAATCACGTTGCCAACAATATCAGGCGATGCACCACCGAGAATGCCTTGGTAGTATGGTGACGATTGTGCAATCTGCAATCCACCAGGCATCTTGCCTAGCTCTGTCAAGCCTTTGATGTTCTGCTCATACATTGTAGCAGCAAGCTGGTTCCTCGCTTGCTGGTGCTGCGCGTCAAGTTCCTGACCATACAGGTTCTCGTGTGCTTGCCGCTCTAGCCAGTACTGGTCAAGCTGTGTCTGTGACTGCGCAGTGTCGCCACCATACGCTTGCTTCTCTAGCTCAGTCTCAATGGGATACGGTTGTAGTGCAGCAGGGCTGAACGTGCCGTATGCATTCTGTGTTGCCATTACTGCCACGGTCCTTCTTGACCAGGATTAGCTGCGAACTGACCAGCTTGGTATGCCTTGTTGTAGTTCACATCAGCCTGTGAGACTGTGTTGTTACCACTCAACCATGAGCCAACTTGGTTGATTAGATCACCACCTTGTCCACCCTTACCGAAGAACGTACTCAGGTCTTTGAGGCCAGACACTCCTTGGTTCAGTGCAAAGTTCGGATCAGGCACTGTGCTACGTGCAGCATTGAAGCCAGCACCAGCTATGTTCGCTGCGTTGTTCGGTCCAGCCGCACCAGCCGCTGTAGTGTATGCTGCATTACCAGCACGCTGTGCCACCAACTGTGCAAGTGTCGAGCTGTTCGTGCTCGGTGTCAGTGACGTAGTGCCAAGGTTAGGTGTCGCCAGTGTAGCTGCATTAGCCGCTGCGTTCTCAAGCCCAGCACGCTTTGATTGATTGATCTGATCCGTGCTCGTCATGGCACTGATGAGATTGTCACGTAGCGAGTTGCGTAAGTTCTGTGCTTCACCAAGTCCAAGCTGTGCCAGCACTGGACCAGCCGCTGTACCTGTCCGTGCAACGCTACGTAGTGTGTCAGCACGCAACGGATCATACGCTTGCCTGTTGGCCTCAGTCGATTGCTGTGTCAGCAGACCAACAAGATCACTGTATGACTTTGGCCTGAACGTAGACAGGTCACGTATCGATGCATCCGCAGCAGGACCAGCAAGTGCAGCACGACGCATTGCCTCACGGTTGACTAGCTCTTGGTTCTGCAAGTCAGTCGTGTTACGTGTGATGCCTGCCTGCATCGAAGCAGTGTCAGACGCTTTGGGCAGATCGCCTAGCGTAGTGACCCACTGGTTGGTGGCAGGATCATACTTGACAGTGGTGCCGAACGAGTCCTGTGAACCAGCAACAGCACGCTGATTGACCAGCGCTTGCACAAGCTGCTGGTTACGCATATTGTTGTAGTCAAGGTCAAGCTGTGCTTGCGAGTAAGCGTTCGCACCAGTGTTCTGCTGGCGCCCCATCGCGCCGATGCCAGCACTCCCAAGTGCAGCGACCGCAGCGATCGTTGGTGCAATCCAAGCCATCAGCCAAGCTCCTTCATGTAGGAGACTTCAATCTTCTTGAAGCCTAGCTTCTCGAACAATGGCTCTGTGTCATAGATCAGTCTGTGCTGATGTACTACGTGCGTAACGCCCATTGGCTTGAAGAACAAGATTGCAGCTTCAATCAGTCCACGTCCTACACCTTTACCACGTGCCTCTAGCTGCACACCGATCATGGTGCACTGCGCTATACACTGTGCCTCATGGTGCATGTGATCGTAGAGCATGTAGAGTGCGAAGCCGTTCAGTTGCTCATCACGGTCCAAGAATAGGAAGCACGCACCAGCACGTTCCATTGCTGCATAGCGTTGCCAGTTGATTGCCAGCTTCGACATGCCATCGGATGCATTGCTACGTGCATAGTAGTCACGGATCAGTGCATCACACTCATCACAGTCTTTGCCTTGCAGTGATCCGAGCAAGATCATCAGAACGCACCTTGGTTACCAAGCCCACGCTTCTGCTGTTCAAGCTGATCGTCAGGTGTGAATGCAGGTGACGTGCCAGGTGTGCCGCCTGTTGGGTTAGCTGCTGTCGGGTTGTTTGCGCCTTGCACCGCACCACCTGCACTAATCAGGTCAGTGATGTCAGCGAACTTGGAGCCACCAACTGCATTACGCAGCGCACCACCGAAGTTAGACAAGTCAGTGTTGACTAGATTGCTTGCACCTGTCTTGTAAGCATCTGGATCGAACGTGGAGCCCAGCGTCATGTTGTTCACGTTGGTCCGTGCACCACTGATGTAGTCATCAAGTGCTGAGCGATCACCACTCAGGATGCCTGCACCGAGGTTCTGCACTGTGCTGGTCGCTGCACTCTTCTTCTGGTTCAGTGCAGCCAGTGCAGCACTGTAGCCTTGATCCGTGAGTGTGCCACGCTTCTGTGCATTGATAAGCTGCTGGCTCAACGGATCGAACTGTTCATTCACGATCTGGTTCACGTAGTCACCAGTCGTTGCATCAGGCAGTGCAGAGGACGAGTACGTAGGATTGAACGTCGAGTTCAGTTGGTTCAGTGCAGCAGTGCGCTTGTCACCAGTTGCCTGATTGACAATCGTATCACCGAGCGTTGACGCAAAGCTGGCATACGGGTTCGGGTCCAAGTCCTGTATCGAGTTGTACTGACGCTGCAATGCAGGCGTGATATACGTATCCTTGTATGCGTTCGGATCGACACCAGCACGCTGGAACGCTTGCAACGCAGATGTCATCGCATCGTTGTATGCATTGGTGCGTGTCGATTGGAACGTGCTCTCAGCAGTGTCTGCTTTCTGCTGAGCAGTAGCTGTAGCGGCATCACTCGTAGCCTGTTCTTGTGCCTTACGCTGAGCTATCTCAGCGTTCAGCTTGTCCGAGCCTGTCTGTGTTGGTCCAAGTGTATAGCCCATCGTGCCATCAGCTTGTGGCCCATACGTATAACCAACATCGTCAGTGAACGACATACCGTTGACAGGATCAGTGTACACCTGCGGCTTGGATGGTGCCTGTTGCTGACCACCACCACCTTTACCCCCGCCTCGCACACCAGCGAACGACAGGTGATCGATCTGTCCACCGGGAGTAAACATCACGTATCCCTCTGAAACTTGTAGATTGAGCCGAACCGCCTGAAGCCAAGATGTCGATAGATGTTATCGACTGCGAAGCTGTCTATGTCAGCGATGTCACCTGACTGCACTTGTGTCGCTTGCTTCTCATCGAGTGCCCACGCTACGAACTGGCGCATTAGCATCACTGCTGCCTTCGTTCGCTCAGGTGAGCCGGGCCGCACGAACCATGCATCCTCAATCGCACCGTTCTTTGGCGAGAAGAAGAATGGCTCGACGTGTCCGACCACTGCACCTGTATACTGTCCATCTACCTTTGCCAGCTTGAAGCAGTAGTCATCGTTCTTGATTACACGGATCATCACCTTCAGCGTGTGGTCCCAATCGAACGCTGGTCCTATGCGACCATACACACCAAGCTCATGTAGCTCCTTGGCTAACTGTGTAGCATACGGCACTGTCTCGAACGTCAGTGGTTCAATGACGATCATGTAGTGATGTGCTGGTATTCGCTGGCCATGTTCACAAGTCCGCCGAGTAAAATTCGCCAGCCACGTTTAGCTGAAACGATCCGGCCGCGAGATTGGCGGCGGACCACACGACGTGATCGTTAGCAACGTGAAAAGCCGCCGGTGCGGTGTTGTTGATACTCCCGGTGAATGACTGTCCGCTGACGGTTGGCGCGGCCCGCATCTGTGCCGGGAAAAACCGGGTCGCGAACACTGACAATCCGCTGGCGGTCGGATGGTATCCGGAGGCGAACACCGAGCCGAGTGCGTTGTATGCGAAGCGTTGGCAGTGCCTTAGATCGTCGGCTGCTTCCAGCTTTTCGAGTGGCGTCGCGACGCTGCCGATTTCGAGTTGCACGCCCCAAAGGTTTATCACACCGGACTGCACGCCGATGTTGCCAGCGACAGTGTTAAAATTGGCACCGGACGAATACCATAGTTGCAGCGCAATCAGATGGTCGCCGTTTGTCCCGAATGTTTTACCGGCTACAGACGGAAACGGCAGACTAACCGAATACCGCGCCCATGTGGTGCCGAGGGTGACGGACAATCCGGTTGCCAGTATTTGCACGGCAGCGGAAGGCGAGCCGCCAGTGCCGAATACCTGCGTTGCATTGACGCCGAGCTTCAATCCGGCGACTGAGGTATTTGCCCAGAATGACAGGGTTGCGGTTTTACCCGCCAGCCGTCGCACGTTTTCGATGCGTTGCAGGACATTGACGAAACCGGCGACATTCGCCGAACCGGTGAAATTACAGCTTAGGCCATTGACCGCAGATTCGTCGCCGATGTCAGATCGCGCTGTATCGGTCAACGTGGCGATGCCGACGGTATTCGCATCGCCCGTGCCGAAATTCATCATCCAACGATCAGCCGTGTAGCTACCGCCGACTGTCCACCCTGGATTGCCACGCTGTTGCACGTTGAACTGCGCGTTATGCACCAGGTTGCGCCCGGTGTTGTTCCGCTGTGGTGCCACCGCACTCTGCACGAACGCAGTCGTAGCCAGCGACGCATCACTGTCACCATACGTTGCAGTCGGTGCCTGCGGATCACCAGTCAGCACAGGTGAGTTGATCGGTGCATACGTCGGTCCTGCACCAGCGAGTGCAGTCCATGCAGTGCCATTCCACTGCCAACGTGTGCTGCCCGACGACGGGTAGATGTCACCAGTGTTCGGTGATGCAGGGAAATCGAGTGGCATGTTATAGGTCCGCGCTGGCGGTGAAATTTACATTCAAGGTGAACGATCCCGTTGCAGTGATCGTCCCTGAAAAATACAGTAAGCCTCCTGCGTATAAGCTAAAGCCTCCAGGTGATGTGACGTTGCCAGAGTTATTGCTGGTTATTGTTACCGTCGGACCTGCGCGCATTTGAGTCGGTAACGCAAATGTCTGCGCAATAGCCACTGCTGCAACACCATAGCCATAGTATGCTATTTGCCCGATGTAAAAGAAGCGTTGGCAATGCCTCAAATCGTCAGCATACTCGATCTTCTCTAGTTGTGTTGCAACAGAGCCGATCTCTAGTTGGACGCCAGTAATGTAGATGAGGCCGGATTGCACGCCGACATTGCCAGATCGTGCTGCGAACGAGCTGCCCGACGAATACCAGAAATAGAGTATTGTGTAGTCATCGCCATTCGTGCCTAACGTTTTTCCGCTCAAACTCGCCAGCGTGAATGTCAGCGAATAACGCTGCCAGGATGTCGAAAGCGTCACCGACTGACCATTATTGTTAACTGTAGCCGATGGTGAGCCGCCAGTCCCAAAGCCCTGGTCAAGAGATGCGCCGAGTTTAGGTGTTCCACTGTTAGCTGCGGCATAAAACGAGAGCGTGACTGTTTTATTCGCTAGCCTCGCCACACTCTCAATGGGTTGCGCTAATGCTGTGTATGCTCCCGCACCAGCGTTGCCAGTGAACGTATTAGAAATGCCGCGCGTTATTGCTTCATCGCCAACGAGCGACGGTATCCCAAACTGCGCCGCCACAAAGGATACCGTATCTAAAGCATACGATATTCTCCACCTGTCGGCGGTGTAGGCGCCGTTCGTTGTCCATGCTCCATTACCGCGCTGCACAACATTAAACAAGCCATTGTGCAGCAGGTTGCGGCCATTGTTGCCCAAAGCAGGTGCGACAGCAGCCTGCACGAATGCACTCGTCGCAATACTCGTGTCTGCATCACCAGGCGGTGGTGTCGGTGCAGTCGGATTACCGCTGAACGATGGCGACGCACTCGGTGCTCCACCAACACCTATCACGTCACCAAGCGTCAGTGTGATGTCACCCTGTCGTGTGTTGAATGACGAGACACCTGCAACGCCTGTGAAGTTGTTGGCTACAACCCACTGTGTAGTGTTGGGATCAGCATACTGAATGTATAGCTGTCCATGTGCACTATCCCACCACAGCGATCCGCTCGGTGCCACTGCTGGCGGAATATCACCAATTACTGCACCACCTGGTGACGTATGTGCGTCCACATAGTTCTTGGTTGCAGCTTCGTTCGTCGCAGTTGGATCATGCGCCAAGATCAGCGAGCCAGACATCGTGCCGCCAGTCAGTGGCAGTGCACCAGCTACAGCCGCAGCACTATTCGCTGCACTAGCCGCAGATTGTGCAGCATTGGTGGCTGCTGTCTGTGCCTGTATGGCAAAGTCCTGTGCAGTGGACTGCAACAGTGTCCAGTTGCCTGGGCGGTTCGTCCTGTCCTGTGCAAACGGCGTTGGTGCAGCAGGTGCTGTATTGGTGACAACGGCTGTCCAGATGCTGCTGTCAGCACCATCAACTGCGGCCTGCCCAACTGCATACGTGATGCCGTTCTTCCACACACCTACTACATTAGCTACACCGATGAAGCGACCAACCGCTGCATCCAGCACGCTGAAGTCATCATTGACAAGCTGATCCCACGGCTCCTGGTCGAAGTCAGGCAGTGACAGCTTTAGGATAGGAGTGAATGCAGTCATCAGCTTCTCCTAAGACTGCCACCGTTGTAGCCAATCGACACACTGACGAACCGTAGCGGCTCAGTCGTTGTGCCACTGAACCGCAGCTTCATGATCTTGAACTTCATCGGGAACGCATACAACCGCTCCTCACTGGTGCGCCTACCACCACCATACGGTGTGTTGCCATACGGCGTGCCACCATAGCCACCGCTGTCTCCACCGATGAACTCCATCGTGAGCAGTGGACTGTCTACACCATTATATGTGTAGATGTTGTCTACATACGCACGCACGGTGAACTGCGCTGTACCCTTCGTGTCCACACCTAGATAGCGCACTGTCTTCGTGTTCATGCGATGCTTCATGTCAGCCCACGGCATCTCCCAATCGAACGTAACAGGGATGCCAGCGCCGTTGTTCACCGCTGGATCATTGAACAGATCGCACGTGTCACCTGGATCATCGAACGAGTACGAGTAGAGCTTTGCACCCTGACTGAAGATGATGTTCTGCAAGCTAGTGCGACAAGCAGACTGCCACTTCCAACCACGTAATCGTGCCCACGCTTGCACCTGCAACGTTGGTATGTTCGTATAGCTGAAGCACACAGTCTCTTGCAGTGTGCCGAAGCTGTCGAACACAGGCACGAACAACATGTATCTGAAGTTCCGCAAGTCATAGACTGCGAACATATACTGCTGCACCTGTGCAGTAGTCAGCGGCTGGATCGCAGCAGTAGTCAGCGGATCAACCAGATGGCTCGCACGCACAGGACGCAGTGTGTTGAACACATTGACACGGTTGATCGAGTTGATGCCCACGTTGTCATTGAAGAACGTGTCATCACCAACCGACACCAGTGATCTGTGACACAGACAGCCAAACTCTTCGATGAAGCCGTCATCAGTTGGCGTGTGCACAGCAGGTGAACCAGTGTATACACCAAGATTCATCGGTAGCACGCCACGCTCGAACGTAACCAACAGCTTATCACGATACGCAACCATGCCAGTGATGGTCGCACTGCCGAGTGACACACGCGGACCGAGGTTGATGTTCACTGCATCGTTCGGTGCTGGATCAGCAACATACGTACCACTGGTGCCCTGTGCACTAATGAAGATCGTGCTCGGTGCTGTCGATACACCAGCGATGATTGTGTACTGACCATGTGCAATCACATACTTGCCAACTGGTGTGTTGACGTTAGTACCCGTCGCTTCATCGACTAGATACTGTGCCAGCATGTAGTTGGGATCAGCAGGACTGCCCTTCACCAGTATAGGCTTGTCCTTGCCATTGCATGCGATCAGATCACTGTTGAATACAGTGAACGATGTATACGTGACGTTGCCAGTGTCCCACGGCTTCGTGTTGGCAGGTGCTGCAACACGTGACATGTTCGTGCCAGCACCAGTGCCATCGATGCGAGTGAACGCACCACTGTTCTGCACTGCGATCACATACGCATTGAAGTAGATGTGGTTCACAATCGCAGTCGTGTCCCACAGATGACTGCTGAAGAACTTAGTGCCAGGACGCACAGCCAACGAACCATCAGCCGAACGCTCGATGTTGTCGAGTATCTTGGCGTACTTCGGTGACATGTTCAGATCGGTGTCTGTCACATTCAGCCCACCATCGAACGCTCGCACAGTGCTAGTCTGTATCGACAGAACTGCACCCATGGGCTTTGCATCTAGCCCACGCTGTTTGTCGAGATACACTACAGGCGCTCCACTGTAAATGTCTCAGGTATGTTCGACTGATCGATCAACAGGTCGGACGATGGGAACCGTGGATCAAGCTCTAGCGGATGCTGTGCCAAGTTAGCCTTCAACTGCTTACGACGCTTCACTGCCAGCATCTGGTACTTGTTCACCTGTGCAGGCACTGTGCCGTCGTCTGTCGTATACATCCAGCATGCGTCATACGTGAGCAACAACTGGTCAAGGTATATCTTGTCGCCATCAGCAAACGGCAGTGTGTTGGATTGACGTGCCCACACGACAACATTGCCACTGCTATTCGGTGGATACACCTTAAACGGTCTGTGTGGATACGTCGTATCGGGAGCGATGTAGAACACTCTACCGCTGGCCATCTGCGTATACGGATTGACACCGGGCGGTATCTCACGCAACTTGCGATTGCTGCCTTCTGGCCACACTGCCGCTATGTCTGTGTATTCATCTATGAAGCTGAGTGGTCCCTGTAAGTCAGCGGTGAGCATGCCTGTCACACCGTCGAGCCCTACAGTCTGGTAATACATGTAGTTCGGCCACCACATCTCATCCGACTCAAGCAGATAAGCGTTCTGCACGAACTGTCGAATGATGTTCGATGAATAGGTCTGCGTCGCAATGCCTGGCACTTGCGACAACTCGTTGATTACCGCGTTCACTACGTCTTTGACTAGCACAGGCATGTCATGCTCCTACACGAATAGGTAGCACAACAGGAGCGGAACCTGCTGCGCTACCTACCGACACACAACTTGGCGTGGATCAACCACCAAACTGTGCGATGCCGAGCAGACCACCATGGTTGGCCGTGTTGATGTCATTCACACAGTCACACGACGCACTGATGATCGTGCTACCATTCAGTGCCGTAGTCGGTGTATACATGCCACGCGGATCGTTCGTCGTCGCTGTCTGCGGATCGACAAGCGACGGCGGCTGCAACGTGCCCGCTGCTGCAACAACACCTGCTGCGATCTCATAGCCAACACGCACGGTCTTGTATGGCAGACCGAGCTTGGCACCTGTGCCGATGTTGATAGTCACACCAGCACTGCCTGTGTAGGTCACACTGCTAAACCACTTCCATGCCTTGTTGCCAGGAACAGGCGTGGTGCCATTCGCAGTGAACGTCTCCTGCATGGCCTGACCAGTGTAATCACCACCGATCACCGTGATCGTAGCTGTCGATGCACCGCTCGCCACCACAACGATGTTGCGACCGAACGGATCAGCGATCTGTGGCACGCTGCTCAGATCACTACTACCAGCAGCATTGATGCTCAGTGCGTTCGCAATGTTGTTCGCAACACCAGCCGCAGGTGCACCAAAGCTCACGCGCGTTGCACCGTTGTAGTTCACGTCAGCACTGTATGCCATTGCAGGAACATACGTGCTGATCCGACGCTGAAAGTTCGTCGGTGTAGCCATCACGTTTGGCATTACTCAATCTCTCCTTGCTCAATCGCAGACAACCCACCGTGCATTGCCGGTCGTGGCCTGTTCAACTGTTTACGCTCCACGATCTCCTTCGGGCTGAGATTGTAGTCATTGGGCACAATCTCACCACTCTCCATGTCCACCATCTGTGGCTGCTTCGTTACACCGACACGTAGCAATTGCTCAGTGTCGTCAGCAGCGATGAACATGCTGTGGCCTTGTGGGAAGTAGACCATGTAGCCTTCGTTGAACTCTTCCTCGATTGTCTCAAGCCTACGTGCGATGATCTGCTTGTTCTTCAGCGGACCAACCTCACGCACATCCTCTACAATGTGCATGACAGTGCGCTTAAACTTACCAGTCACACGCTCAGCTTGGAACGTTGGCTTGAAGTCACGCGAGCCGCTCATCGGTGCGTGTCTGACTTGTTCGTATGCCCACCTGATGCAGCAGCAGCAGACGTTGGCGTAGCAGGTGCAGACGTTGGTGCTGGCTTCTTCTCTGCCTCTGCTTTCTTCGCTGCATCCTTCTCTTCTTCTTCAGACATCACTGGATGCGTCACACGTGCATCATGTACCGCTGGCGTAGTGTATGTCGTCTCATCCGTCACCGGGTGCGGATGCGACGGATCGAGCTTGTTCAATTCATCACGCTCACGTGCATCCTTGTCTGCCGCAGCCTTATCTGCCGCAGCTTTGTCGTGCTCATGCTTATCACTCATCACACTCTCCTAATTCGTAAGGACACCGTGGGTACGATAAGCCCTCCACAAACACCATTGCCCTTGCCAGACTACTCTGGAACCTACAGCATCGACATTCCACGGAGCCACAAGCTCTTTGACCTTCATATTAACGCCACGAAGCATGTGCAAGCGCAGATACGTGTCATTGATGAAGTAGGCATACGCTACCGGACAGTCCTCATCATACAAGATGGGGATGCCATTGTGCAGCACGCCCTCGAAGCCAAGATCGAACATGCGTTTGCCAGCCTTGCCCTCACTCAGTGGTATGGTCATCTTGTCGCGCACAGCCTGACGATACATGCGGTAGATGTTGCGACCAGCAAGAATCACGCTTGGCTTGTCGCCTTTCAGCGTCAAGTCCATGAGCACATCATCGAACACTTCTTCGATGTTCGTGCTATCCATTCCACCCGCAAACAAGTAAGCAGAAGTGCGCCACTGTGGCTGCGTCGCACGGTTGATCCCGCCAAGTGTGCCAACTGTCGGGTTCGTGGGCAGCACACTGCCCAATCCGAGAGGGTCCGTGCCACCACCCACTGCATACAAGTACTGCGAGAACTTGTCCTTGATGCTCTCTTCAAGGACGTTCATCTTCTCCTTCATCAGCTTGAAGATAGCAGCAGCACCGTTGTTCTCGTCCTGCTCCTGATCGCTGATGATAACACTGCCAGCTACACGGCTGTACCCATACTCAACCGTGTCGAACTCATCAGTCTGATTGACCGGCAGTGGCATGTAGTAGTTGTACGATGTGACGTTGGGGTTACGTCCAACAGTCAGCGGATTGGTGATGTTGTAACCACCATCCTCGTACTCCACTCGATCATTGCTGAACACCCACGCCATCAGCGCGTTGCTCTTGATCGATGCCATAACCAACTTACGTCTACTCTTCGTCAACGTGCTGTGCAGAACGTCTGCAACAGCCGGGACGATTGTTCCAACAGGCATTGACTACTCCATCAGTTAAGTTGTCCACCACTCTCTTGCATCGCACTGCGAATGATGTCCGCCCACGATGCATTCTCGCTGAACTGCTGCTGAGCACCTGCACCGTTCATACGAGCGGTGCCTGCTTGGTTCACACTGCGCCTAGTTGGCAGTGGGCGCGTTTCAACTTGTGGCTGGGGAGTAGTCTGCTGTTGGCGCAGCGCGGCAATCTGTGCCTTTAGTGGCTGCGTCCAATCGAGGCCGTTCTCGTGCGCCCAACGAATCATCTTCGTATAGGCCGACTGAAGCGGCAGGTTCGGCTGAGCCTGCAACATTTCTGCAAGCACGTCAAGGTTCGCGTTGGCCTCTTGGTTCTCATCGATGAACTGATTGAGGTCACGCTCGGCAGCTTGGCGCTGTTGCACCATCTGCGCTTGCTGCATGTGCTGGTTCGTTATCGGATGCAGCTTAGCGTCGATCATGCGTGACAACGCTTGCATGTCCATACCTGGATTGATGCCTTCAGCCAGGAACGGTATCTGGTAGCCCTTGCTCTTAACTTCCTCTACCAGACCTTGCAGTGTCCTAACAGGATCACGCATGAAGTCAGCCATCACACGTATGGCTATCTTCTGGTCCTCTGGCTGCACGCCAAGCCTTGCTGCCTCGTGCACTACCTCGTTCGACGAACGCAGTGCACCCTCTAGTCCACGCACACGCTGTTGCAGCGTGTTATTCTCACGCATCGTGCGCTGGCTATCTTCGTATATCCTACGTTCGATGCCACCTTGTGCAACTACACGCCCACTAACCGGATCGACTAGATCACGGGTATTAGGATTGTTGGGGTTGGGCTGCTCGATGAGTCCGTCGTGTCTACGCCTAACAGCGCCCTGCGGAGCACGTTGTGCTGCGCTGCCAGCAGTATCCGCCTGTGTAGGTTGGGCTGAGGATCGGCCTTCACTACCGGAACTCTCACCGCCTTGCGTGCTGCCGCCAGTCTCGCCGCCCGTCGCTTCACCACCGCTATCCTCCTGAAAGTCAGGAATAGTACCAAGTATGCTGTCTTCTGTTCCGCTCATCACACAAGCCCTTTATCCGTAGCTAACCACATTGGCAAGGTTACTTCCTTTGCATCTTTGTCCCACTCGCATTGGGACTTAGGAAGCCACACATGTTCTTCTTTGCCAACGTCGAACTTGTATGCTTTCTCTGTCTCGCCGACTAACGTTGCCGCTAGATCGACAAGCTCTTTCTTTGCGCTCATGCTACTTGACCTTGTGGTGCTTGCCCACCGGATGGTGCACCACCATGTGCCTGTGACGCAAGCAGTTGCTGGAATATCTGCGCTGGTGGCACGCCTTGTGCTAGTGCGCTACCAATCGCTTGTAGAACAGGTGGTGGCAACTGCTGCATTGCTTGAACAATGGTTGCGAGCATACCACCACCTGCCGGTGGTGCACCGGGCGCACCGCCAGCCACGGGCTGTCCTGGGGGAGGCGCACCACTAGGCATGCCGGGTTGACCCGGCGCACCACCTTGCTGTGACTGTGCCATCTTCTGCACTTCTGCATCGATAGCGTCCCAGTCTTCCTTACTAATCATGAAGTCGTCGAACGCTTTGCTGAGCATGTTCAACGATACCTTGAGTGCAGTAGCCGGCGCCGCCCTCACGTACTGCGACAGCATCTGTCCGACCTGCACTGCTTCTTGCTTCTTCTGCTGCGTAGTCAGCTTCTGTGTGCTGCCACCAACCACTGTCAGTGACATGCGTGCAAAGTCACGTAGGTTGTCTAGCGGACGCCAGAACTCAGACACGTCCATGCCAATCAATGCAGTAGCCGTGTCCACATCCATGAAGCGCAGACACAACTGTGCCAGCTTCCACCCTATGTCTCCTAGCGCGTCCTCTATTGCATCGAGGCGCATGTCCATACGCAAGTTGCCCATGCTACTATAGTAGTCGATGGCCTTGTTCGTTGTGTTCGTCTTGAACTCACCGCCGCGCTCTACTTCACTCGTAGCTGCAATGCGATCGATGATCTTGTACAGATCACCCTTGTCGAACAACTGTGTGAAGCCCATGCTCGGTGGCGTGATCGAGAACACCATCTTCTGTGGATCAACGCCCTCTGGCACATCTATCGGTGTTGCAGTTGCATCAGGCCCCTTGAGTATCTGATCGATTGTCTCCTGTGTCAGTCCACTGTTCTTGTTATAGAAGATATTACGCCGCGCCCAAAGCAGTGCTCTACGACGCTCATCGTTGATCTCGTTAATCTGGTCCTGTTGATCGAGATAATAGCTAACCTCTCCCTTGGCGTAGAGCGAGGTGGGACTATCATGGAACCACATCGGAGTGAGAGGATAGAACCCCTGTAGTTGATAAGGATCGTCCCATACCCAAATCGGCCATTTCCAATCGTTGTCTGCATACATCTCCAGCCGACGTGTCACCTTGTCCCACACATACCAGACCTTGGTGAGACAGGCTTTGTCGAACGCCTCCTGTGTCTCAAAGCCATATGCATTGTAGCTGTTGTCATCACTGTTGAACAGTGTGAACTCATCGTTGCCACTGACGCTGCTACCACTGTTCAGTACATGCGTCGGCTCGAAGATAGAGATGTTCTCATCACTGTCATCGTCATCTTCGGCATAGATTGCATTGATGTACTCAGTCGGCAGCATGTCCTCAATCATCATCCAGTTGCAATCGCTCAGGTAGGGATCACTGCTGTTAGGATCACGTAACACCTGATGCGGCATCCTAATACGCACATACGGACCGCTAGGCTGTAGGAACTCTACCTTCTCTTCCAGCGCAGTAAGCTGTCCTTCTATCTCTCGTATCTCCTCAGCATCTGCTGCTTGCTCTAGTTGTGCAGACAGATCAACCAAGTTCTGCACTGCCTGTTCACTGCTCTTGTCTTTCTGTGTGTATCCAACCTCGAACCAAGCCATGTTGGTCAACAACGCGATGACCACGTTCTTCTTGGCCTTGGTCTTGATGTTCACGCCGGGTGGATACTTCATACTGAACAGTGCATTGATTAGCTTCTGCAACGCACGAGCCATCGTGTCGCCAACTTCTTGGTCACCCTGGTTCTGGCTCGGCTCAGTGGTCACAGACACTACAGGGTTCTTGGCATAAAGCTCAGGCACCTGTGCATTGACATTAGCGAACACCACGTTCTCTGTGCTGGTGTTCATCTCATTCAATCGACGCGCAAGGAACCTGTTGCCACTTGTGCTGCCACCACCACTACGCGTGCCACCTACACCAGTGCCATCACGATGGTTCTGCTGATCCATGTTATAGTAGCGGATCGCTTCATCCCATGCATCTACCAAGTCCTGCATGGACTTCTGTGCTGTATCCTTTCTACTCTTCCACACACCCCCACGCTTACTCGACACAGGTATCCTGCTGTCAGGCATAGCCTTATACACTGGCGGTGCAGCTTCTTCAGGTGGCAGACCAACACCTGCCTGATCCAGTGAGTTCTCTAGCGGATCATCATTCTGCTGCCCACCAATAGGATCGCCGTCTTCAAACGTACCGCTCATGTGTTCACCAATGATACAGACCGAAGTGCGGCCCACCAATTAGACCGAACAGAAGCAACAACACAACCACCAGCAAGATGATGCTAATAGGATTGTATCCAGGTGCAGGTGCACCATAGTACCAAAAGCCACCACCACCAACGAGCAAGATGATAAGCAGCACGACTAGGATCACGCCCATTACTTGTGTCTCGCTTTCACCTTGCTGTCTTTCTTACGCTCGATCTCATGCCATGCCATCCATGCAGGTGCTTGGTCAGGTGCACCCATGAACCGTGCCAGCTTAGGCCGATTGCTCATTGCATACTTCCACATGTCCATCGCATGGTCATTGCGCCCTAACGGCTTGTCAGTTGTCTCATCGCTACCATCACGCTGGAAGTAGTACTCAGCGATCTCATCGATGAACCACTGGCACGAGTCGCACACGTAGAAGTACGGTGAACCACGCAAGCCAGTAATGGGATGCTCATGCATAGGCAGCGGTGCTAGATACTGCCAGTTCTTGGCAATGCCACTGCTGATGTCATTGTTGCCACGCTGCATACGCACGCCCTCTTCTTGGAACATGCCTGCGACTGTCTCGCCAACTGTCTTGCTGTTGCCTGTCTTGCGCCTGAACACATCAGGATCAGCATAGATCGGCGCTACCTCATCCGAGACGACGCCATGCCTGACACGTATCTCATGTATGAGTTTAACAGCACCAGCGATTGTAAGCTCAGCAATGCGGAACCCATCAAGCAGTATTGCATTGCCGTCATCATCGGCATAGAACAGACCGTAGCAACTGTGTCGAGACAGTCCGTGATCGTATCCCTCGAACCATGTGGGTGCGAAACCTGACAGTCGGAGCGTGCGTAGATAAGCCTTGGCTGCATCGTACTGTAGGACATGCAATCCCTCATCGAACTGTGGGTAGATCAAGCCACTGAGTGCGCCCCACTTACCATAAATAAAGCGATCACGCATAGAGCCCGTATACGTTGCCAGCATGCCACGGATGTAATCCTCGCCAACGTTGTCTACGTTCTCGAACGTCGTGCCCTCGAACAACTCGATCAGTGGTGTGGGCCTGCCATCCTTGAGGATTGGTTTACCCTCGTTGTCTACCTGACACAATAGTTTGTCGCTCATCACTCCACGATTGAAGTCGTGCAGCGGCTTGATAATCTCTCGATAGCACCAGTTGCGTGTCGGGTTGAGTGTAGCGATGAACCACTTAGGCCCAGTGCGTGGCATGCTCTGGTCATCACCGACATACTCAGTGTTACCACGCAACCGACCCATCAGGTCCATGAAGTCCTTGTGGCTGAACTCAGGGTCTTCTAACTGATCGACAATGATCCAGTCATACGTAGCAGACAGCAAGTTGCTCTTGCTCTCGTCTGTCTCCTTGCCCTTCTGTGCTACATACCTGAAATTGACAGTGCTGCCGTTCTTCAGCAACAACGTGTTCTCATCTCGCGCAGGCATACGCTTGATCCAGTGCGTAGGACACCACTGCAAGAACTCACGCCGTATCGTGTCGTTCAGCTTGGGATACGTGCTACGTGCAATCAGTCCATTGCAGCCAGGGTAGTCCTTGCACAGCTTCAGTGCCTTGACACATGCCGCAGCGGTTTTGCCGTTCCCGAACCCACCGCCTATGAATTGCACCTTCGCTTGCGACTTATGAAAGCGATCGTGCATCCCATTTTCTATTATGCGGTAGCGTTTAGTCATTTCTACCGCAATCCTGCTTCCCAGCGTCGTTGATTGACTTCATATTGACACAGACGGCACTGCCTTTTACCTGTGCGGGGCACAATGTATATATTGTCATCGGTCAGTTCGTGTCCATTAACACAATGACTATATACATCGAAAGGACGCAGCTTACGTCCTTTGCGTACCATGTCTTCTGAGTTTTCTTTGTACGTGCCAAGGAATAAGTGGTCTGGATTCACACAGGAAGGAATATCACAAGTATGACAAACGAGTGTCCCTTCAGGGATTGGTCCATGTGTCTGTGTCCACATAAGTCTGTGTGCTCGGTGTGATGTCCTATTCCGCTTTATTATCCCATAACCATCCCAATCAGTTCTCCTGTCCCACAACCAACATCCAGAGTTAGGCTCTGGAACGTAATACTCTTCCCATGCTACCGCTTGCATCGGCATACGTAATCTCCTATGTCATCCTGCCATGTTGCCTAGCACTACACTCGGTGTGCCAGTGAGTGTAATCAACCGAGCAGCCGGTGGGATCGCCAGCACAACAGGTGCAGCAGGAACAGTGATTACAATAGGCACATTGTCGAACGCTATCGTGCCTGTGCCACTTGTCTGCAAGTGCGAGTACAATGTGAAGGCAGGATTGTTACCAGCCGCATCAACAGCCAGTGGCAGCGTATACGTGCCTGCTGCGCCATACTGAACACTACCACCTGCGAACGCCATCAGATTGCTCCCATGTCTATGGTCGGCACCTTGTGCTCATCTCGCTTGACTATCTCGATCACCAGACCGCCATCCATCCGATGCCTGTGCTCTATAACATCAGCAGGGCGGTGACCGCTGCGATCAAGTATGTCACGAGCAGCAGCCATGCGATCGGTGCGTGTACCTGCCTGTAGAGCTTCAACCATTGTGTTAGCAGCGTTCTTTGCGTTCTTAGCGAACACGTCACGCACTGTCTCTGCCTGTTGCTCAAGCACTGTCTGTGCGACGACATCGTACAACTGCCTAAACGGGTCAGCGTCTTTGATGGCTTGCACCTGCTCTACAGTCAGGCTAGTGCTGATCGCTATCTCTTCGTCATCCAACCCGAACAGCACATAAGACAAGACAGCACCGATGGCATTCATCTGCTTCGGCATCGCAGGCAAGTCAGTCAACTTGCGTCGCGTCTGCGTAATAATGCGCTGCGCCTCTTGGTGTGTGGGTATCTCTACAAGACCGAGCTTGCTAGGATCAGTAGTAATGTCGCCACCAGGATGCACAATTCTGCCGTCTGCAAGTCTAAGTGGCTCATTGGCTGCGGGCAACGCCATTAGCGTGGCACCCACAGTCTAGCAGGTGGACGCACAGGCGGTGGAGCAAGTGAGCGTATCTGTGCAGGACTTGGCCTAATGATCTGCGTCGGTATATCACCACCACCACCCGGTGCAGGCACAGGTGACGGACCACCGGCAGGCGGAGCAATCGGCATGTTAGCCATTGGACCAGTAGGCTGACCACGCAATGCAATGTTGGCTGCATCCTGTGGTGTCACACCAGGAGGCAATGCTGGCTTAGGCATTACATCACTTGGCTGCACAGGTGGATTGATGCCACTCAGATTAGGTGGACCTTCGATCTGTGGTGCACCCGGTGGTGCAAGTGCACGTTGCATTGCAGCTTCCATCGGGTTCACACTTGCATCTGGCCCAGCCAACCTATACTGATCTGTGCCAATCTGTCCTTGTGGCTTCGGTGCAAGTGACACATCGATGTCAGGCAGTGGCATGCCATCTGCACCAGTGCTAGGAACACCTGTTGGATTACCACCCATCAGTTGTCTATACGCCTGCATGCCAGCATAGCCACCAGCACCTAGACCAGCAGCAGCACCAGCACCACCGAGTATCTGCTCACCGAGCGTTACGTTGAGGCCACCACTTGGTGCAGCAGATGTATTCTGATTACCGCCACCGCCACCGCTACCACTACTGCCACTAGCAGGAGGAACATTATCAGGCGGTATAGGATGCTCAGGCAATCGCTTGCCACCACCTTCTACCTTACTTGCGACATTGCCACGCTGACCAACACCTACATCATCACCGGGCGGTGCCTCTGTCACCAAGTTCTTCATCACAGGCATACCCATAGACTGTGCCATCAGCACATTGTGGACGTTCTGTGCTGTCGGTTGCAGTCCTTGACTACGCAGATACTCATGCACCTTGACTGTCGGTGAGTTGGGATCTTCATCACCTACTGCCATTACCGCAGTCCCCTGTTGCCAAGTATTGCATGTGCTATACCAGCAGCGGCACTCACATGATGCATGTCAGACGGGATCGCACCAGGAGGCGGCACGTTGAGTGCAGGACCACGCTGCATTGGTGGCTGTCGAGCATTCTGCATGCCTTGACTCAGCGTAGTGCCACGATTGGCTGGCATTGCATCCAGCTTCTCGTCAGCAGGACTACCTTCCTTAATGCCAGCAGCCTTGTCGCGTGCACGATCAGCAGGTGTCTCAGCCATTGCAGCCTTGACTTCAGGTGCAAATGTATTCTTTGCCATTACAGTCCTACCCTCCCACCACCACCGTTACCACTGAGATCAGGCGGATAAGTAGCAGGCATGACGTTGCGATTCATCAGTCCCTGAAACGCTGTGAGGTCCGCAGCAGTCGTGTTGCGATTCACTAGCGGCACTACTTCAATAGTGCATGCGCCACTCGGTCCACCAGCGATGCCTTGCACTTGTGCTTTACTACGCACAGCACTTGCACCAGCAGCAGCACCTAACAGTGTATACATCAACTGTCGCACACCAGCAGTCATGCCACCATTACGCAGCATCTTTGCAATGCGATCATCACCCTGCGTAACGCCATTGAAGTAGACTGAACCTGTAGCAGAGTAAGCATTAGCTTGACCTGTGCCAAGCGTATTGGTATAGCCAGTAAATGGCACTTGGGCATTGGGCACTAGACCATACGTAGCCATGCCTGTTCTCCACTCTATTGGTGAACGCCGAGCTTGCACATTACTGCTGTGACACGCAACAGCTAATGCAGCATCTAATACAAGAAGATGAACCGGCCCCCCACTATACATAGGCGTACACATTGGTTAGGCTCTGGTTTTGTGTATAGACTCAGGTGCGCCGTGGCCAGCCGTCACTTAGTTTACACCCCCTTTTGGAAAACGGTGCGGGGAGAGGGGGGCGTGATGCACTACATTAGTGAAGCAGTGCAGCACTAGAGTAAGCAAGCACAAGCATGCTTCTAGCTAGACGCATTGCAGCACGCGAGCACTTGCATCTAGTAGCACATCACTAGTGCAGTGCATCAGTGCATGCATCACGCTGTACTTCAATCATGATGCGAGCATGTGCGGCAAGTAGGATGCATGCATGCGTTGCTTGACGTAAACGCATACAGGCGCAGGAATTGACCCACAGCCGACGATTGCGGTCCGCCACACTGCCACATAGCACACCATAAACTGTGCCTATGTATGTATGTCAGTATGTAAGTACACATGCATCTAAGTAACTCAGTGTCTACTTAGTGCTAGTGTCTGTTACTGCCCATAGGACGCTGCTACGATGCCGTTAACCTATCCAGGTAGCACGGTATGTGAGTGTTAGTCTGCCCATGCTGCCCATATGCCATGCCTGTACTATGTACTTGCACTAACTTAGTTAGAGTGCAGTCTAACCCATACTGTATAAACAAACTGTGCAGTAGTGCTACCATTTAGGTTAGTGTTTGTTAAAACAGTACTGCATTAACAGACAGTGCTGCATTGCCTAACACTGCACCACTATGCATGGCATACATTATCACTATGCATACTGTGCATTAGTAGGTTTGCTTGACATAGGCATTGCATAGTGCTACTATATTGACAGTTGACAAGTGATCGCTGCCAAAGAGGCAACCGGCTTGGACAACGGGAGTACACAGTTATGGCTACACGCGCACAAAAGACTGCCGCTGCCCGCACCACTGCGGAGCGTGTCACGATCACTCCGGCTAAGGAAATGGAGTTGGCTGGCTTCGAGCCTATGGCGCTTGCGTCGCAAGCGTTCAAGGATTGGGACAGCGGCAAGCGTTTGCAGGGCAGTGCAACACAGCGCATGGCCGCTGCTATCATCGTGCATGCTGACACCGTGCGTACCGGGCAGGGTTCTAACTCGGTGGGTTCGCTCGCGTCGGCGCTGACCAGCAAGGACACGCGCGCTATCTACATGAAAGCGATGATCGAGAAGTTTCTGCCCAAGCCCTCGGAGCGTCCTACCGTCGTGACGGCAGACTACACCAACGAGCTTGACGCCATTGCGCAGCATCGCACGCTGCTTAACGGATCGATGACGTTCGCTATCGGTCTGGCGTCGCGGCAGGTTCCGTTGACTAACTTCGACGTGAAGACTGGCATGTGGAATGTGCCGCCCGTCATGCTGCTACTCAAGGCGAACGCCGACGCGGCGACTGCCATCCCGCTGGATAAGGACGCACTCATTCCGCTGAACGGAACGGGCCGCATCTTCCAGACGACTAAGGACGGCAAGGTCGCGTTTGATAAGTACTTCGCCAGCGTGGCGCAGTTCAATAGCGTGAACAATCCGCCCGCACCGCGTGTGACGAAAGGCACGCAAGCCGAAGGCACGACGGCGAACGGTGCCGCGACTGGCACGACTGCGCCAGCTACTGCCAAGGGTAACGGCGATACCATCCGCGTGCACGCTGAAGCGATGATTGCCGTGCTCGATCCTAAGAACCAGATGCCGGGCACTGTGCCGAACGTGTCTGACTTCGATCCGCGTGACTTGAACGCTATCACGACACTCATGCGGATATGGGATGCGATCCGCAACGCGCCGGGCTTCGATGTGCCGCGTGCAACCGAAGCGCCAGCCAAGGCGAGCAAGTAACCTAACCTAGCCTAACCTAACCCCGTTGCCAGAAATGGCAGCGGGGTTTTTTATTGCCTATCGTCTAGCCAGCCAACCGCGCCGCAGGCGCGAAAGTCTTGCTCCATCTGGACTAGACCACTGACCTATACCATTGCACACATGCACCATTGCCCTATATCGCGCCGCTGCTCACATGCACGGCGCGCTTTATTATGCGCGTAACACAGTGCACGCTATGGTATGTGCGCGGCGCGTTTTTACACAAGCCCCGATGCCTGACGAGCCAAACCAAACCGCGGCGCAGCCGCGAAAGTGTTTGCATGACCTACCATGCACGATACTGCACCTGCCAGTGTCTGTTCGATGCCCGAGCCATGTACAGTACTGCATCATACGTGCACACGCACACAGTACTGCACCACATACACACATACAGCCTGCAAGTCATTGACTGTATTGCATAAACACGCACAGAAACAGCACGTTAACTTGACATAGCCACTAACATGTGCTATAATACTACTAACAATGAGGAACGGACAGAGAACACAAGCCCGTCAGCCTAACGAAGTGCCGCGCCGCAGGCGCGAAAGTGTCTGTGCAATAGCAGACACACCTGCGAACATGTATGCAAACACAAGTCAAGGACACTACAATGAACGAGCCGACAGTATTCGAGCACGAAGATCACGTGTGCGTCACACTCGGAGATCACGTGTGGTATGGCTACGTACTGAGCCACTATGCAGGCAAGCAGCAGCAGACTATCCGCATCAGCTTGTCAGGTGCAGTCGAGCGCATCATCAGCGCAGACGTGCGTAACGTCGAACACATATAGCACACAGCTACAGCCTGAGCCTACCCTAACCGCGCCATAGCAATGTGGCGCGGTTCTTTACATGTATGGCTGCATGTTAGTAGCCGAGGCTGAGCCTACTAACAAGGTCACTAGCATCAAGCAAGGCGCCTATGCTCTCTCAATGCTACTCACCAAGGTGAGTAGCATTCTACAATCCATTCGCTATCGCTCATGTATTGTATTTCTTATCGAATCCCACCCACCACCCTAAAGGTTTTTGGTGGCTATGTCAAGTGGTACTGCTATTTATATAGTACTGTACAATACGCGAACACAGATAGCCGCAGGCGCTAGCCATCACTTTTTCAGATAGCTCGCTGCACCTACTAACACGTCCCACTAACAGGAGCCGCCCATGGCCGACATCGACGATGATACTATACGTAACAT